ATGGCAAGCGGTGGTTTGTTGACAATGTAGAGCGATGCATGGGTCACGTCAGGCTGGCCAAAGACCCGCAAAGGCTGAAAAACATGCAGTTGTCCAAGCTCGGCGAAATTTCTGCACTTTCCTCGGTCGAAAAGCCAATCTTCACTCCTGAACAGATCGCCGGGCATCAGGTGATGTGGAGCGAGGACAATATCAAGAATTTCGCATATCTGCTGATAAATCCGGTGACTGACCAGAACGGCAATCAGGCCATCAGCGGCCCGGTTGCTTACACCAAATCAGCCGCAATCCCACCGGCAATGGCCGCATTGCTGCAACTGACCGAACAGGACATGCAGGAAATCCTGGGCAACCAGCAGCAGGCCGACAAGATGGTCTCGAATATTTCAAGCAAAACCGTTGATTTGATCCAGACGCGACTGGATATGCAGACATTTATCTATGTCTCGAACATGGCCAAGGCGATCCGGCGAGCGGGTGAAATCTGGCTTTCGATGGCGAATGATGTGTATATCGAGCCCGGCCGGAAGATGAAAACCATCGGGTCGATGGAAGAAATCGGCTCGGTCGAGCTGGCAAAGCCGATGATCAACGAAAAAACCGGCGAGATGGAATTGGAGAATGATCTATCGGAAGCAAGATTCGATGTTGCCATTACCGTTGGCCCGTCATCAACCAGCCGAAGGGCATCAACCGTCAGGTCGCTGACCAGCATGCTGGCCATCACGCAAGACCCTGAGACCCAGCAAGTACTGCAATCCATGGCGATGATGAATATGGACGGCGAAGGCATTGGCGACGTTCGTGAATATTTCCGCAAGAAACTGGTGCGCATGGGCGTGCTGAAGCCTACCGAGGAAGAGGCACAAGCCATGGCAGCGGCAAGCGGACAGCAAGACCCGAACGCCATATTCCTGCAGGCGGCAGCAGAGGAAGCCACAGCGAAGGCTGCGAAGGCCAGGGCGGATACGGTTGAGACCGTGGCAAATGCAGAATTGAAACATGCTCAAACAATCTCAATTTTGGCAGGTGTTGATGAATCAGACCAACGATTGGCAATTGATTCTGCCAAGGGAATAAAGGAGATTCTTCATGGCAGATCCAACAATTAAAGATTTGGCTTATCGGGCATTGGCATCCGCCATTGGTGGGCCAGTGGATATAACTGCTTCAATTATGCGTCCATTTGGATATTCATCTGAACAACCCGTTTTGGGATCAGAATGGATTGGTAAAAAAATGGAGGAAACTGGGCTGGTCAGCGAAGCAAGAAATCCAATTCAAGAATTTTTGGCATCAGTCGCTGTTCCATCTCCGACTGGAATTGCGAAAGGAACTGCAATGGCAATACCGGCTATTGCAGGAATGACAAAAAAAGCAGGAAAAGAAGCAATGGAATATGCAATATCACATCGTCCAATGACTGTTGAAAGCGGAGCCGCAGAACTTCATAATTTATTACCCGTATTTGGTGAAGATATTTATGGGAAAAATGCTCTGCAATATTTTGGATCAGGTGATGAACGTGAAAAAGCCGTCCTTAATATTCTCAAAAAAGCAAAAGGAAATCCGGAAGCAAAAATTACGATTTATCGAGGTGTTCCGAATGAATCATCAGGAATAAATGCGGGAGACTGGATTACTTTGCATCCTGGAGTGGCTAAAGATTACGCGGATTTGATTGGTGGCAAAGTTGTAAAAATGGAAGTACCAGCCGCACACATAACTGCTTGGCCTGATTCATTGCTTGAGCAAGGATATTATCCAAAATGAAAACCCAATCTTCTTTAAAAAATTGATACGCGGCATCCATCCGGCCGCCCACTCGGATGAGTTTTATTGGAGCGACAAACGTGAATGATGAAAATCAGAAAACCGGTGATGGCAACAACGAAACAGGAACGGATGAACAGCAGTCAGGAAGTGCTGATAACGGCACCGCGGCAGGCGCTGAAGGAGCAGAAAACCAACAGGCGGATGAACATGTAGTCGTAACCATCGGTGACGAAGAAACTCCAGACGACGAAGAATCAAGGGCCCCTGAATGGGTGCGTGAGCTGCGCAAATCACAGCGCGAATTGAAAAAAGAAAACGCCGAGCTGAAAACCAAGCTCAACCAAGGGCAATCATCCATCCCGGCAGCACTTGGAAAAAAGCCAACCCTTGAAGATCATGACTATGATTCCGAAAAGTTTGAAACGGCGCTGACCGAATGGTATGACCGAAAGCGCGCAGCGGATCAAGCGGCAGCAACAGCAGAAGCAGAGAAAGCAAATCAGCAAAAAGCATGGCAATCAAAACTTGATGCATACGGACAAGCCAAGATCGAGCTGAAGGTTAAGGACTACGATGATGCCGAAGCCGCGGTTCAGGACATTCTGGACGTAACACAGCAGGGATTGATCCTACAAGGCGCGGACAATCCGGCGATCGTGATTTATGCACTCGGAAAGAACCAGAAACGCGCCAAGGAACTCGCAGCCATCAAAGACCCGGTGAAATTCGCCTTCTCTATCGCCAAATTGGAGACCCAATTGAAAGTGACCAACAAAAGAACTTCTCCTCCGCCAGAGCGCCAAGTAACCGGCACCGCGCCGATTTCAGGATCGGTTGACTCAACTCTTGAGCGCCTGCGCGCAGATGCAGCAAAGACCAACGATTACACAAAAGTGATCCAGTACAAGCGTCAAAAGAAGGCAGCCGCTTGAATTTTTGCTCCAACGGGTATAAATTGACGGCGACATAGCAACTCGCCGTCAGGTTTCGCCAGCCTCACAAGTGGCAGATAGCAACACCCACGGCAGCCATCCGGCCTTATCAGGATGAGTGATTTACGGAAACAAAGATCATTCATTTTCTTCTTGAGAGGAGCCGGTCATGGCCAACGAATTCAACAAGGAAGAGCGCGTCGCGTTCGAGGAAATTCTCGAAGGTTTTAACGATGCGCTTGTTCTGTCCCGCAACTGCGCGATCTACAACACCGATCAGACGATGATGGAGCGCACCAACAACATCATCTGGCGTCCGCAACCGTATGTTGCCCAATCCTTTGACGGAACCGACCAGACTAAGAATTTTGGCGATTCCACGCAACTGTCCGTTCCTGCAACGATTGGCTACAACAAGTCAGTGCCGTGGAAGATGACCGCGACCGAATTGCGCGATGCATTGCAGGAAGGGCGCCTGGGTGATGCGGCCAAACAGAAGCTGGCCTCTGACATAAATGTCGCGCTGATGAACGTGGCGGCATTGCAGGGCACGCTGGTTGTAGCGCGCACTACAGCCGCAACCGGGTTTGATGACGTGGCGCAATGCGAAGCGATCATGAACGAGCAGGGCGTGCAGGCGTTTGACCGTTATCTGGCACTGTCCACGCGCGATTACAACGGAATGGCATCGAATCTTGCCAAACGTGAAACTATGCAGGGAAAGCCTGTGACGGCCTATGAGAAAGCCTATGTCGGCATGGTGGCATCGTTCGACACTTACAAGCTCGATTACCATGTCCGTTTGGCAGCCGCAGTCGGTGGCGCAGGTCTGACGATCAACACGCTGGTAGTTGGTGGCAATTACTACACGCCAGTGTCAACGCGCGTGGCGGCAACCGGCGAGCGCAGCAACGTGGACAACCGGTATCAAACTGTTAGCATTTCCGATACCACGAACGTTGCGGCTGGAGACTGCTTCACCATCGCGGGTGTCAACGCCGTGCATCACATCACCAAGGTGGACACCGGACAGCTCAAGACCTTCCGCGTCATCTCGGTGGATTCCGGCTTTACCATGACCATCAGCCCGCCGATCATTTCCAACCAGGGAGGCACGGATGCCGAGGCGCAATACCAGAATGTGACAGTTACCGGTGATGCTATGGCGGCAATCGTGTTCCTGAACGTAGACGCAGCCCCTGCCAATCCGTTCTGGCAGCGTGATGCGCTGGAAATCCTTCCGGGCCGCTATGCCGTGCCAAGCGATGCCGGTGCCGCAGTCATGCGCGCTTCCACTGAA